AGAACACGAACCAAGCTACACATCCCCGGATCACCTGTGAACTTGGGTGATCTAGCCAAGGATGAACTCACGGGATTCGAGGGAATCGTGACCACCCATCAACGGCATCTCACGGGCTGCGACACTGTTTGGCTTACCTCTCAAGACCTTGTTGAGAAGGACACCCAAAAGCCAGAAGAGAAATCCTTCGACGTTCTTCGGCTAGAACTGGTGGAGTCGAACCCATTAAACGTCGAAGGTTTTCCCGAGGATATTCCGCCCGCCGGATAAAACTTTCTCGATTCAGACCACAGGAGACCAAATGAAAACCGCAATACTAATCGCAATGCTGTTCGCAGCACTGAGCTTCATCGGATGCCAGGGTCTCGCAAAGCAACTGGGCTATGTGAACGCACAGGAAGCCGAATCCATATTCGCGAATGGCCACTACCGCACGGTACTCCAACCCAACACACCCGCGAGCATGGACGGGACGACCCCGGACAAGCCCAATGTTTTGTATGTCAACGTGAATATCTGCAAGCCGCTGGGGACTGTCGGCGATGTCGCAAGGTTCGCGTGTCCGAAGCCACCGCCGAGAGCCGAGCCCGAGGCTGGAGCACAGGCCGAGGCGAAAGCCGAGGTCGATTGATGAACCACTACGGAATTATGCACCCGATACTGAATAGTGGGGCGAGTGGTTTACCAGGGCCGCCTCTGTCATGAACCAGGATATGGCACGCTGGATATTTTCGGTGGTCGCTGTTGGGTTGTTCATCTTCACTGAGCGGAGATGGGGCACGTTTAAGAAAACGGACACTCCGTCAAACGAGGACGAAGAAACAACCACTCAACGGCCCCTGGGAAGCATCACGCTGCGGGAAGCAATCGACTGGGTAATCGCCCACCGGAATTGGGAAGGAGAGCCAAACCGAGCGAGGGACCTTCGAATTGCGATTGACAAAATCCAGCAAGAGCTAATGAACAAAACACTCGAAGCTTGGGGGCAACGGTTCGGCTCCGACGTTTTTGAGCAGATCAATCAACAGTATTGGGTCACCGGGGGCTCAATCGATTACGCAGACTTATGGGTAGACCCAGGGTCAACCGGCCGATGCAAGTCGGGCCTCGTGGGAGGGGGGTTTGGCGGCAAACCGTCGTATGAGCATGTCCATTTGAAGAAAAGTTACGTCAAATTATAGGCTGAGGTGATGAACTACTACGACCGGCGAAGACACGAGCGGCTGAAGTTGCATTCGGACGAGGACGTTTCGCAGCATCATCGTCCAACTGAGTGGAAGTCTATTCGCTGCGTCGATTGCCACACCTTTTTCCACATTCGCGAACGAGCGAATCAAGGGTTTCGCTATCACCGCTGCGCGGAGTGTGCGGCGCATATTCTCGAGGCTGAGATTGCCCGGGGCGAGGCGTTGCCTGTGCGGGTGTACCGGGCGAGTTCGCGCAGTGCTTAGCTTCACCACATACGGCCAGCCCATCCCCCAAGGCTCAATGCGATCCATCGGGCGAGGCAAGATGATTGCGGACAACCCGAAGCTCAAGCGATGGCGACTCGATGTGGCGCTGGCTGCGGAGACTGCAGTGCGAGAGTCTGGGATCGAGACCGTTGGCTACGACTACGAAGTCAAGCGCGGCAACAGGATCTACCACCTTACGCGGCAAGTTTGTTTTGATGAGCCCGTGGTTGTCTGGGCCGCGTTTTTCTTCGCGCCTCCCAAGGCTCGCCCGAGGTGGGGTGATGTCCACGGCACCAGGCCGGACCTCGACAAGCTACAGCGTGCGATTGGTGATGCACTTGAGACGGCGAACGTGGTGTCAAACGATTCGCGCATATGTGGTTGGCCCGAGTTCCACGGGAAACGATATGGCGACATCCCGAGAGCTGAGATATCGGTGGTGGCGGTGAGTGAGGCGCAAAGCAAATGCGAGAGTTGAGCGACAGCTTCGGGGGGAGCTTATGCAGAAAGTGTCGGCACTTGGGCACAACTTTGACAACGACAACATGGTCTGCTCGTGTGGGGTGTCGTGGGAGCAACACCAAAAAGACCCGAAGGATTGTCCAACACTGAAATATTGTTACCACATCAAACCGAAACCAAATGTCAGCGAGTTGAATGCATTACGAATGGCCCTGGGAGTTCCGATACGATCACTCGCCAGGGCGTGTGGAGTCTCAAAGAGTTCAGCGGAGCGCGTGATGCTCGGTAGGGTAGGGGGCGGGCGTGGACACGCATCGAAGGCGATGTCAGATCGAGTGGTGAGATACATTCGCGATCGGTCGGGGGAGTGAGGGGGACATGGGAGCACCTGATGACTGCACGCGAGAGGAATGTGAAGAGGGGATCGACCGAGCGTATCGACTCAGCGGAGCAGATGTTCGCTACCCCGCCGCGGGAGTCTATGCGGATGCCATGCCAAAACTAGGGCTAGGTCTCGGGTTCCGGTATACGGGCGAGGTCCAGACATTACTCCGCGCTCAGGCTACGCACTACGAGGATCTGGTTGAGCGAACGACAAAGCGTGTGCACATGGACTGGTTTGGGATGGGTGCGCTGTGCGGTGGGCTTGTTGGCGCAATGTTGATGGCGCTGGTTGTTTTAGCAGGATGGAAGTGGGGGTGACTGTGGCGCGTAAAGGTCTCACAGCCAAGCAAAAGGTTTTCGTCGATGAATATCTCGTCGATGGGAATGCTACGCGGTCGGCGGTTGCTGCGGGGTACTCGGAGAGGTCTGCGAGAATGACTGGCAACCGGATGATGACAAATGATGACATCAAGACAGCCATCGCAGTAGCTCAGGATGCGCGGTCAGAACGAACCCAAATCGCTTCGGACATGGTGATCACTGAGCTTGGCAAGCTCGCATTCTCGAACATCGAGGACTATGTGAAGCTGGATGACAAAGGTGTCGCATCTCTTGATCTTCACCGCGTGACTCGCGATCAGTTCGCTGCCGTTACTGAGATCACGACAGACTCGATCGGAGAGATCACAACACGGGTGAGATTGAAGATCGCAGACAAGCGTGGCGCATTGGAGTTGATCGGCAAGCACCTTGGAATGTTCAACAAACTCGTACTTTCTGGAGACGAGGAGAACCCGATCCGAGTGGCACCAGACTACTCTCGCTTGAGTGACAAAGAGCTTGAGCAGCACTACCGGATCGAGAAGAAGCTGATCGCGCAGTGAGTTGCCAGGTGGTTGAGACATCATCGCTACCAATCAACTGGGCAACACGAGAGCGAGCCCGTCGTCATCTTCGACACTTCGTCGAGTACACCAAACACGACTACGTATCCAACTGGTTTACTGATGAACTGTGCGACGCCTGCGAGCAGTGGGCGCTTGATTGCGTCGCAGGCCTGTCTCCTCGGCTTATGATCTTCGCGCCGCCAAGGCACGGGAAAAGCCAGATCGTTTCGCGCCACCTACCCGCCTGGATATTTGGACGCTTTCCCGGTCTTCAGTTTGTTGGTGCGAGTTACGGGCCAGAGCTTGCACTTTCAATGTCGCGTGACGTGAAGACGATCATGCAGAGCGATGCGTATGCAGAGGCGTTCCCGGATGTGAAGATCCCCGAAGCGGGCCGCGCTCACCTCAGCGGCAAGAAGGCTACCGACGACTATTGGGACCTACTCGATAGTCATGGCTCGTATCGAGCGCGCGGGGTGGGGCAGGGCTTGAGTGGTTTTGGGGCGAACTGCTTGCCGGGATCTGCCAGGATTGCAACGGAGCGTGGTGTGATGCGGCTTGATGTGTTGGTCGGCGTATCCAATCGCCCTCGCGTGTTGAGCTTTAATCATGTGTCTGGTGGTGTGGTTTATCAGCGAATACTTGCGACGAAGGAGAGGGAGTCGAATGAGTTGTACACAATCGAAACGGATTCAGGGTGTCACCTTAGAGCAACTGGAGACCACCGAGTGTTCGTATTTGGACGCGGATACACGGAGGCGAAGAGTCTCAGGGTTGGCGACGCAGTCATGCACCGGGACGTGCAATCGTTGCGGCGTAGCGGTCTACTCAACTTCTCGCGTATGCCGAGACTGTTACGCGAAGGCGCGAATCAAGCCAGTGGTGAGTCTTGCCTGCGATCACTGCGGCGTTGGTTTCGAGAGAGACTCAGCAGAGGTCAGGAAGGCGATTCAGAAGAATCGAACGACCGCGTTTTGCAGCGTGGAGTGTCGAGGGGCGCACGCGAGAACAAGGTGTGTGGTGTGCGGTGTACGGCGGCCAATTGGGGTGAGGCGTGGTCGGAAGTATTGCGGAGATGCCTGCAAGCAGGTTTCCATCGACGCTCGGAAGGCCGAAACCGCCGCGAAGAATACTCGTTTTTGCGAGCGGTGCGAAACTGGTTTCGTGATACAGAACAGTTCGTCAAGGTTTTGCTCAATGAAGTGTTCTTCGGCCTACCATTCGGACCAGATGACTGGAGAGAGCAACTCGAATTTCAGGCATGGGCAGGAATACCGAATCGAGTTCAAGAGACTTCGTCCACTGGTCCTGAAGCGAGACGGCTGCTGCTGTGTGGCGTGCGAATCGACGAAGCGACTACTCGTGCATCATATCGACGGAGACAAGCACCACGACGAGCCAACCAACCTCGTGGCTCTTTGTGGGACCTGTCATGCGGTTCATCACAAGTCACACGAGACTCCGTTCGCATGGTTGAGCGAGTACGCGGTGAAAGCCTCAAGGTCTATGACATCCAGGTAGAGGGCACCGAGAACTTTTTTGCCGATGGCATCCTTGTACATAACTGCCTAGTGATTGACGATCCGGTAAAGGATATGGCCGAAGCGAGATCGAAGGCACGGCAACGATTCGTTTACGACTGGTACAAGGCTGTCGCAACGACGCGCATCGAGCCCGGTGGTGGCATCTTGCTGATGAATACTCGTTGGAATGTGCAAGACCTCGCAGGATCTTTGCTTGAAGCTATGCGGGTAGGCGAGGGCGATGACTTTCATGTGATCACGTATCCAGCGCTTGCAACGAAGAACGAGAAGCATCGCAAGCAAGGCGAGGCCCTGGTACCGCATCGGTTTCCACGCAAGCGTCTGCTGCAAACCGAGAAGGTCGTCGGGGCATACGTCTGGTCGGCGCTTTACCAGCAGAGCCCTACGGTCGAAGGCGGCTCCGTCTTCCTCGACGAGTGGTGGAAGTTCTACGAGGTGCTGCCGCGCATCATGTACCGCCGGATCTATTCGGATACCGCGCAGAAGACTAAGGAGCGCAACGATTTTTCGGTGTTCCAATGCTGGGGCATGGGCCTCGACAACCGGATTTATCTGCTCGACCAGGTGCGCGGTAAGTGGGAGGCCCCCGAGCTCGAAGTGCAGGCCATTGCGTTCTGGGCCAAGTGGAATGTCAAGGGCAAGGACCACGAGCAGACCCAGGTGTTCAAGATCGAGGACAAGAGCAGCGGCACAGGACTCATCCAGGGCATACAGCGAAAGGGTGGCATCCCCATCGAGGGCATCCCTCGTAACATTGACAAGTCGATTCGTGCTGATGATGGAGCACCACAGATTGCCGCGGGCAACGTGGTGCTCCCCGCTGACGCCACGTTCCTATCGGACTACTTGTCTGAGTTCTCTGCGTTCACGAAGGATATGAGCCACGCCCACGACGACCAGATCGACCCCACGCTAGACGCGATAGCGGACATGCTGGGCAGTGGTGGGGATATTTATTCGGGGGCGGTAATGAATGCGAATAGCTAGAATGGGGAGCCCACAAGGAGTCCCCCCACATGACCGAGCTCTGCGACCGAAAAGACTGCACGGACCACCGCAGGCAAATCGAAATCTTGCGAAAACGAGTCGAAGCCCAAGACGACACCATCAGGCGGTTCTCGGACGTGTGGTCTGTCGAGGAAGAGACCATCGAACTGCGCGCGAGGATCAGGCGGCTTGAGGATGCGAATAGGCGATTGGCCGAGGGTGGACGGAAGCCGGAGGACATGATGGAGCAAGGCGAATGAACCCAAAGATGGAGCACCTAATCCAGAGGACATCTAGATTATCTGAAGATCGCAATCTACCTGAATTCGTGCGGGAGGTTTTGTTTCTGGCGTCCGAGGCCATTAAAGACTTGCAACGCAATGCCGACGAGGACATAAAGGCGAGACAGAACGACGAGTGGTTTCGTGCCCACGCAGTCTCTATCGATGTCGTCCCCCCAAACCAAATCATTAAAGACCAATGCACTGGATATGCTGCCAAGGCACATCGACGGCGAACTCGTTTTGAGGGTACAAATGGGATGCTCGTTGCACGTAGGACGGCAAACGACTACAAACCGAGATGGGACGATGTAGGTCCAGGCGAGACCCTATGGCACGCCACAACCCGAGAAATCGGAGAACGAGAATCCGCGTTGTGCAATTCAAGGCCAAATGGGAAAAGCAAGTGGATGCGGGAGCATGGGGATTCGGTCACATGCGGTAGGTGTATCGGGATGATCGAAGAGTTGGAGGAGCGCAATAGCAAGCCACAAAACCCGGTGGATCCCGACAGTTGAAACCCACCTAGCCCGATTGTCCCACCCCCACCCCGCTCGGGTACGTTGCGCCAATGCCCGAGGCCATCCCCATCGATGCCAAGCAGCGTGCCACCGAAGCGCAATTCAGTCGAGACACGCTCCAGAATCTAGTCACTGGCATGGGCGGCTCGAACGACCCGGCCAGTGCCACCCGCCACATATTTCGGCTCCAGATTACTCCGCTCGAAGCCGAGGCCATGTACGTCAACGACTGGCTTGGCGCTGCGGTGATCAACGCCATCCCCGACGACATGATCCGCGAGTGGCGAGAGATCAAGGGACTCGAAGCGAAACCCCTCGAAGAGTACGAGGCCGCGGAACGCGAGTTCGATGTGCAGCAGAAGTTTCTGTTGGGTCTCAAGTGGGCACGGCTCTATGGTGGTGCAGGAATCGTGCTGGGGCTCGATGGCACGGGGGAGATGCACGAGCCACTGGACGTCGAGCGTGTGCAGCGAGGGCAACTCAAATGGCTCACCGTACTCGACCGTTACCACCTCGTGCCCACGAGGGTGAATTCGTTCAACCCGCTACGTGCCGGGTGGGATGAGCCCGAGTTTTACCGCGCATTCTCAGGGCCCGACGAAATCCACCGCTCTCGAATCCTGTTCTTCCACGGGGTCTCGCTGCCCTACCGATTGGCGGTGCGCAATTGGTTCTGGGGTGGCTCGATTCTCGATCGTGTGATGGACGCAGTGGAAGATGCGGGGACCGCGGTACACGGCATCGCGCAGCTCATCACCGAGGCGAAGGTGGACGTGTTCAAGATCCCGGGTTTGTTTCACAAGCTGGGAACACCCGAGGGAACGACAGAGATCATGGAGCGAATTCGTCTCTTGAATATGGGCAAGAGCATCAATAACGCCGTGATCATGGATGCGACGGAAGAGTGGGACCAGAAAACCGGCTCGCTGTCACAGGGCCTCGCTGGCCTGCTCTCACAGTTCCTCGAAGTCGTCGCAGGTGCCGCGGGAATCCCGGTCACTCGGCTACTCGGCAAGAGCCCCAGCGGGCTGAACGCCACGGGCGAAGAGAACACCCGGAACTATTACGACCACGTCAAGCACATGCAGGAGAGCAAGCTCGGGCCCGTGTTGCAGACGATGGACAAGGTGTTGCTGCGTCACACCCTTGGTAGCGAGCCCGAAGAGTTCGAAACCACATTCAACAGCCTGTGGCAGCAGAGCGAGACCGAGCGCTCGCAGACTCAATTGCAGGACCAGCAGCGAGACAGCGCGTACCTGGCTGATGGGGTCATCGCGGAACACCACATCGCATCGCGTCTCATGCGAGAGCAGATATACCCGACATACGAGGACGCGGACGTCAAGGAACTTGAGTCCATAGCCGAACTCGGGCCGTCGGAACCACTGATACCAGGGCAAGGTCTCACCCCTGGCGCACCGTTCGATCCTGGGGCCGCCGACCCTTCGGGCGGTGCGCCACTTGAGCCCTAGACGGTGTCTCTCGACCTCGGCGCGATGATCGCCGCGCAGGCCCCGACACGAAGACGCCGGAGGCAGCGACGGCCAACCACGCTACGCCCCACACGACGCCGGCAGCGCGACGAGCTGATCTACAGACGAGACTTGAGGTTCGTCGCGCAGTCCATCGCGCAGGCTACCGAGGAACGGCTATTCAACCTGCTTGAATCGCTTGAGCCGCAGTTTGTGCGTGACGACTATGCCGAGGAACTCCAGGCAGCATTCGACTCGCTGAGACTGCAATTTTCGAGTGTCGGGGCCTTCGCTGCGGCGAGTGCCCAGAAGATGGTGGCCCGGATCGATGCTTCTCATTCGAGGCGATATTTCGAGGAAGTGAAGCGAGCGGTTGGGATCGATCTCGCGGGAGTCGTGAGCCGCGAGCGGCTTGACGATGTGCTCTCCGCAAAGGTCCGCGAAAACGTGGGATTGATTACAAGCATCCCCGAGGAATATTTCGGGAAGCTGGAGCGCCTGGTCTACGAGTCCACGATCCAGGGTAGGACCAGCGCGAAATCGCTACAGCAGGAGATTCGCGAGCTGGGGAATATCACTGACCGGCGGGCGAAGTTCATTGCCCGGGACCAAGTCGCCAAACTCAACAGCGCAATCAACACTGAGCGCAACCTGGCGCTGGGAATCGAGGAATACGTCTGGCGCACGTCGAGGGATTCGCGGGTGCGGGAATCGCATCGCAAGAAGCAGGGCAAGAAGTTCCGTTTTGATTCGCCGCCTGCGGATACAGGGCACCCGGGCGAGGACTTCCAGTGCTTCACTGGATCAACGGAAATAGACCTTGCGAATGGATGTAACAAGCTCTGGCGGAGGCTCTATTTCGGCAACATCGTTACCGTTGCGACGTCCGAGGGGGCTCTTCTGGAGGCCACTCCGAATCATCCAGTACTCACACCCCGTGGATGGTGCTCGATCAACGACCTGCGCGAGGGAGACTACCTCGTCAAGCGCGCCCTCGATAGCGAATTGGTCCTGAAGGATGACGAAAAGAGGTTTGTAACCAGCTTCGATGATCTTTTCCATGCGGCCTCTCAGGTGGAAAAACCTGAGTCGGCCAATGGGACCGCTCTTCAGTTCCATCGCGACGGTTCCGAATGTGATGTCGATGTTATACGTCTCGATAGCCTTCTGTGGTTGGAATGTGATCCCGGCGTCAGTCATCGTCTGGATGATCTCGCGTTCTCCAGGGCCGAGAAGGCCGGTAGACCCC